GACAACCCGGAATGCTTCAAGGCCTCGCTGCGGTCAATGATCGACGAGTGCCAGTTCCCGCCGACGCTGCCCGAGTTCGTCGCGCTGTGCCGCAAGCACTACGTCCGGCCTCCGATGCAGCAGGCCGCACTGCCGAATCTGGGGCATCAGCCGCTTTCACGCGACGAGGGCCGGCGCCGGCTGGAAGCGCTGAAGGCGAAATTCCCGACCATGACGCGGGTGCTCGATGAGATCAGGGTCGAGTGACGGAATGCGAGCTGTGCTTGAGCCGGTCGGCAGTGCTGGACTTCAACCGGATTTGCTGCCGGGTGCGGTTCGTGATGTCGCTGCCGGGCAGAGCGCAGCGGGCCGGATGGCTGGAGCGATGGAGAGCGAAGGACGGGCCGGAGTTGGCCGAGGAAATCGAGAGGGAGGTCAAGGAAAAATGGAAGCAACGAGTCTCTACGACGCAATGACGACTGGGCCGGTCTGTGCCCCAGAGCCTCCGCCTTCGCGCGCGCCTGCGCATTTGCCAGGCTTCGAGCCGGAGCGCAGGACGAAGCTCGCGATCGACTTCGTTGTCCCGGGCGAGCCGAAGGGAAAGGGCCGGGCGCGCAGCCGGATCGCGAAGACCGGCGACGGGCGCCAGTTCGTGACGCACTACACGCCGAAGGATACGGTCGAGTACGAGAACCTGGTGCGCATGGCGGCACACGAGGCGATGCGTGGCGAGGCCCCGACCAGCCATCCCTGCCGCGTGAAGCTGATCGCTTACTGCTCGATCCCGGCCTCCTGGTCGAAGAAGAAGCAGGCGCGAGCGCTGGCCGGTCAGGTCTTCCCGACTGGCAAGCCCGACCTGGACAACACCGAGAAGGCCGTGCTCGACGGGATGAACAAGATCGTCTTCCGCGACGATTCGGTCGTCTGCGACGTGTCGAAGGCGAAGCGCTACAGCTCGATTCCGCGCGTCGAGGTCTGGGTGATCGAGCTCGACGGCGAGCCGGCCTGACCGATGCAGCGGCGCGTCGATTGGTTCCGCATCCTCGACGATCTGAAGCGTCAGGGCTTCAGCCTCTACGCGCTGGAGGCGCAGGTCGCGATCCCGAAATCGACGCTGATCGGCTACAAGCAGGGCGCCGAGCCGAAGCACCTGGACGGCGAGAAGCTGATCGGCTTCTGGTGCCAGGTGACGGCCAACGAGCGCGGCGGAATCCCGACCGCAATCGTCACGCTCTCGGCGGCTCGGTCGAAATAGTCGGGAATCCGACCGCCTAGCGCTCCGACAATCGGCACCGATCCCGACCCATCACCCACGACCACGGAGACGAACATGGCGAAACCCAAGCTGACCCCGCAAACCCCCGGCGAGCCGGTGCAAGACCCGGCAGAGCTGACCAGCCCGGCAGCCGAGGCAGAAGCGGCAGCGACCGAAGCCGATCAACCCACGACCACGGAGACGATCGAGGCCGTGGCTGAGGTTCCCGCCGTGGTGGCTGCTGCTCCTGGCGAACTGCCCGACGAATCCGAGATCGACCCCTCTGCCATCGAGCGCCCGGTGCTCACGAAGCAGGGATGGGTTGTTCCGCACAAGGCAGCCTGATCATGGGCGGCATCCTCGATGCGATCTTAGGCGGTGGCGACAAGCCAGCAACGCCCCAGGTCGTGCAGCAAGACCCGAAAGGCGATCAGGCCAAGTCCGAAGCGGAAGCCGCGACCAAGGCCAACGCGGCACGGATCGCCACGAAGCGGGCCAAGGCAGGCGGTAGCAGCCTGCTCGCGACGGGCGCCAAGGGCGTCGGCGGCGAGGCTGCGACTTCCTCGGCACTGGCAACCGGCAAGACCACCCTGGGGCAGTGATGGAAAACGAACTCGCGAGTCAGATCATCCGGCGCTTAGGCGCGCTGAAGCAACTGCGCTCGCCGCATGAGACCGTCTGGCGCGAGTGCTTCGATCACACCTACCCGCTGCGCGGCTCTGGCATCGACGGCGACAAGCTCGATGCCCAGTCCGGGCAGACCCGCAAGGCGAATCTGCTCGATGCCACGGCGACCGACTCGTCGCGCATCCTGGCCTCGGCGATCATGTCCGGCCTCACCCCGGCGAATTCGCGCTGGTTCCAGCTCGATGTCGGCACCGAGTCTGACGACGAGCGGCGCTGGCTGGATGACTCAGCGCAGGCGCTGTGGGAGAACATTCACGCGGCGAACTTTGACGCGGCCGGCTTCGAGTGCTGCGTCGATGTCGTCTGCGGTGGCTGGTTCGCGCTCTACATCGACGACGACCGCGACGAGGGCGGGCTGCGCTTCGAGCAGTGGCCGCTTGCTGGCCTCTACTGCTCCAGCACCAACGCAGGCGGGCAGGTCGATACCGTCTATCGCACCTACACGCTGACCGCCGAGCAGGCCGTCAAGGAATTCGGCGAGCCCAACGAACCAGGCGAGAAGAGCTACAGCGTCAGCGCCAAGACCGCAAAGCTGGCGAAGGACAAGCCCGACGAGAAGATCGAATTCGTGCAGGCGATCTATCCGCGCCGGCCGTACATCGTCAATGCCCGCATGGCGAAGAACCTGCCGATCGCGAGCTGCACCGTCGAGGTCGCGACGAAGAAGATCGTCCGCGAGTCCGGCTATCACGAAATGCCCGTCGTCGTGCCGCGCTGGATGCTGATCCCCGATTCGGTCTATGGCGTCGGCCCGGTCTATGACGCGCTGCCGGACATCAAGACGCTGAACGAGATCAAGCGCATGGAGCTGGCCGCTGCCGATCTGGCAATCTCCGGCATGTGGATCGCCGAGGACGACGGCGTGCTCAACCCGCGCACGGTCAAGGTCGGCCCGCGCAAGATCATCGTCGCCAACAGCGTCGATTCGATGAAGCCGCTCTTGAGCGGTAGCGACTTCAAGGTCGCTTTCACCCAGGCGCAGCAGCTCCAGTCCGCGATCCGCAAGACGCTGATGGCCGACCAGCTCCAGCCGCAGGACGGCCCGGCCATGACAGCGACCGAAGTGCATGTGCGCGTCGGCCTGATCCGGCAACTGCTCGGCCCGATCTACGGCCGGCTGCAAGCCGAGTACCTGCAACCGATGATCGAGCGCTGCTTCGGCCTGGCGTACCGTGCCGGCGTCTTCGGTGCGGCACCCGATAGCCTGGCCGGTCGCGACTTCACCGTCCGCTACATTTCCCCCCTGGCGCGTGCCCAGAAGCTCGAAGACGTGACGGCCATCGAACGCTTGAGCGTGAACGTCGGCCAGCTCGCCCAGGTGCAGCCCGAAGTGCTCGATCTGATCGACGGCGATCAGTCGGTGCGCGTGCTGTCCGATGCCCTGGGCGTGCCGCAGAAGATCATCCGCAAGCCCGAAGACGTGCAGGCCATCCGCGAGCAGCGTGCCGAGCAGCAGAAGGCCGCTATGCAGCAGGCGCAAGCCGCACAGATGCAGCAGGTCGCCGGCGAGGCGATGGTCAAGAAGGCAGCCGGCGCATGAACCAGCCGCAGGCGCTGCCCCCCGAGGTCTATGCCCGCGTCTTCGAGAACCATGCCGAAGGCCGGCAAATCCTCGAAGAGCTGACGCGGCGCTTCGCCCGTCCTGCCGTGACGACTGGCGGCATCGACGCTGTGCTCCAGACCTACCAGCGCGACGGATCGCGCAAGGTCGTCGAGTTCATCGTCGCCCGCATCAACCAGGCCGCAGGCCTTGATATTTCAGAACAGGAGATCGACGAATGAGCAAGTCAAACGCCACCGAGAACGACTTCGTGAAGTTCGTTTTCAACGCCGTCGCCATGCCGTCCTATGGCGCTGCATTGCAGCTCAACTTCCACACTGCCGACCCAGGCGAAGGCGGAACCGCGACGACCAACGAGCCGACGCCAACCACCTACGCCGCGCAGACTGTCACGCGCGATGGAACCGGCTGGACGATCTGCGATCCCGACGGTACGCCCAACGCATCCGGCAGCGGCGCGAAGAGCGCGGTCGATGTGGTCTTCCCCGAGGTCGAGAGCGGCTTCGTCGGAACCGAGGAATGGACGCACGGCAGCGTCTCCGTCGTCGCCACCGGGCAGATTCTCTACTCCGGCGCGCTCACGCAGTCGATCATCGTCTCGGCCCTGTCAACGCCGCGCTTCCCGGCTGGCACCGTGCTGTTCAAGGAGGATTGAGCGATGACGCAATCAATCGTTCAAGTCCCGCCCGACAGCACTGGCGGCAAATTGCAGATGCGCCAGTACCCGCGCGGCGCGAACAACGTGCTCAGCCAGGGCGTGCATTTCGACGGACTGCCGTCGTATCGGCTGATGATCCCGGCCATCGTGCCGGCGGCGAACAAGTACCACATCGTCTTGCGCAACAGCACCGGATCGGCGCAGACGGTCTTCCTGAACGGCCTCTACTGCGTGCCGGATGGCGTTACGGCAGTGACGGGCGTCATCAACCAGTTCAATGCGCGGCGCGTCACTGGTACGCCGACGCTCACGGCGGTAACGCCGTTGCAGTTCAACACGGCCGACCCGGCGCTGGCTAACGTCGTCGCTGGTCACACGGCCACGGCGGGCCTGACTGATTCCTCGATCATCACGCCGTTCGTCGTGTCGTCCGAGGAAAACACCGCCGTTCCGACCAACACCAACATGCAGCTCCCATTCCTCGCGAACCTGCTCGGCCCGATGTACCAGTACGGCCGTCCGTGGGCGCTGCGTCCAGACGAGGGCTTTGCGGTGAAGCAGATCGGCGCCGGCACGGTCGGCTCAATCTCGTGGATTCTGGACTTTTCCGTCGAGCCTGACTGATGCCCCTGGCCTCGCTCGCCGCCTTGCAGTGGTACGGCCCGGCCTGTGCCGCGATGATCGTGTCGGACAGCCAGGGCACGCTGCACGCTGCCCTACCTGCTCGTTACGTCCGGGCGGGCGTGCAAGTCACCGGCCTGGGCGAGGTCGGCATCATGCGCCCGTACCGCTGCCGCAATGCTGCGATCGACGCCGGCGGCCTCGGCACGGCGCAGATGACCCCGAAGCGATGGGTGCGTGCCGGTCTTGCCGTGGCCGTCAATGAGCTGACCGCCTCCGACGTGGAAGGCGCGCTGCTCAATATGCGCATCGAGAACGGCGTTACCTTCGTTCAGGCCATGCGCGCCATTCTCGCGGTCGCTGCCGGCAATGCGACCGGCCTCGAAGGCGCCTCTCCAGTCTTCAAAGCCCAGAACGGCACGACCACGCGCATTGCCGCGACGTACTCTGGCGGGAATCGCACGATCACTGCTCTCGATCTTGAGTAGCGCATGGCTGCCGCAGGGAAATGGCTCGGCCTGTACGTCGGCAAGTGGTTCGGCGATGTCGGGGGCTCTGATGGCACGACGTACGTCGATGCTGCCCTGGTTTGCGAGGGGCACGGCACTGCCGATCTGGCAGCCAGCGTCGATCAAGCTCCCATCTATCCGGTCGGCATCTGCACCAACACGACCAGCATGGCAGGCGGAACGATCTACCGCCCGGCTCGCAAGCGTCTATTCCGTTCGCAATGGTGGAAGACGCCGCGCGCTCCGTTCATCGCGCTCGAGCTGCGGCCCTATGTCGAACCGCTCAAGCCTTTCGAGACCTTCGATGCCGTCCTGCCAGCGCCGACTTTTCAGCCTGCCCCCTTATTCGCACTCGCGCCCGCACAGGCAAGGCGAGGCTACACCGATCCGCAGCACCGGCAATCCCGCCGGCTGCGCTTATCAGGTCGAAACCGACCTTCCTTCCCTTGATTAGGAGCTAACAA